CGAGCTGGACGTCTACGACCCCGAGACGGGCGAGGCCTTCAATCCCGACGACTTCACCGACAGGGACGGCAACCCGAAGGAACTGAGCGAGACGACCATCGCCAACTACCTGAACATGCCGAAGAATCAGGTGCTGATACGTTCCGCCCTCGACACCTTCACGACCTACATGCACGAGACGATGCCCCACATGCACCGCCACGCTCCGGAGTTCTCGCTGTCGAAGGTGACGTTCGATGACCGCGACCTGCCGCGCAAGCTCAAGGACACCAAGATCCGTCCGAAGGCCTATTACGCCTACGACGTGGCCAGCCAGTGCTGCATCGGCTTCGCCTACAACCGCAGCAAGACGGTGGACCTGGTGGTGGACATGTTCCGCAACATGTTCCGCCTGCTGGAGCGCAAGGGCTGGGGCTGTCCGGCACAGGTGGAGGTGGAGAACCACCTGATGAGCCAGTGGAAGGACAGTTTCCTGAAGGCCGGAGTGATGTTCCCCTTCGTCCGCTTCTGCGCCCCGATGAACTCGCAGGAGAAGACGGCCGAGAACTTCAACGGCGCCAAGAAGCGCAGCGTCGAGAAGCGCAACCACATCGGTATCGGCCGTTTCTACGCCAGGAACAAGAATTACCGCACCGAGAGCAAGAAGGTCTTCGACGAGTTCAACGACACCTACGAGGACAAGGAGTATTACACCTGGGACGAACTGATCAGCGACGACCAGGCGGACATCATGCAGTTCAACAACTCGCCGCACCCCAACCAGAAGAAGTATCCGGGCATGACCCGCTGGCAGGTGCTGGAGGCGAACATCAACCCCACGCTCGCCCCGATTGACAAGGCCTCGCTGGCCCGCTACATCGGCGAGAAGGTGCACACCAGCATCCGCCGTAACTCCTACTGCCGGGTGGCTTACACCGACTGGTGGCTGAGCGGTACGGAAGTCCTCGAGCGGCTGGCCCCGAACGACTACGAGGTGGACGCCTACTACCTGACCGACAGCAAGGGCGACATCACGGACGTCTACATCTACCAGAACGACCAGTTCGTGGACCGCCTTCAGAACGTCGGCACGTTCAACACCGCCACCGCCGAGCAGACCGAGGAGGACGAGGCCGTCTTCGTGGCGCAGCGGAAGAAGATCAGCGAGTTCAACTCCTACGTGAACGAACACTCCATCAGCCGGGTGGGCGTCCTGAAAAAGAAGACGACCGCCGACGGCATGGAAGCGGTGGAGGACCTGGAAGTGGCGCCCGTGGACGTGGAGCCGGACATTCCCCCGACGGGATTCACCGACTGGAGCACGCTGGGAGCGCAACAGATATAACCGGATAATAATACCATTCAAACAGTGTTGGAATATGATAACGACTGAAATCAAAGACAAGATCCTGAGCGCGATTGAAGCCAACCGCGTGAACTACCCGAGCGACGCCAAGCACGCTGCATCGCTGGGAATCAGTACGAGCGTGTACAGCGCCATCCGCAAGGGCAAGACCGACCGCATGATGAGCGAGGGCAACTGGATAACGGTGGCCCGCAAACTGGGCGTGAGCCTGCGCGGCGAGATGGAATGGAAGGCGGCCCGCACCGCCACCTTCGAGTTCGTGACGGCACAGCTCACCCTCTGCCAGCAGAGCGGCCTGAGCGCCATCCTGTGTGACCTGCCCAACATCGGCAAGACCTTCACCGCCCGTTACTACGTGCAGGGCCACGCCAACGCCGTGTACATCGACTGCTCGCAGGTGAAGACCAAGTTGAAGCTGATACGCAAGATTGCCGGCGAGTTCGGCGTGAACAGCCGCGGCTACTACTCCGACGTCTACGAGGACCTGGTGTACTACCTGCGCTCCATCGAGACGCCGCTGATCATCCTCGACGAGGCGGGCGACCTCACCTACGAGGCCTTCCTGGAACTGAAGGCCCTTTGGAACGCCACGGAACGCTGCTGCGCCTGGTACATGATGGGCGCCGACGGACTGAAGGCGAAAATCAACCGCTCGGTGGAGTGCAAGAAGGTGGGATATGCCGAAATGTTCAGCCGCTACGGCGACCGTTACAGCCAGGTGACGCCCAACGACGGCAAGGAGCGGCAGCAGTTCCTCATGGAGCAGGCCCGCGTGGTGGCCAAGGTGAACGCACCGGAGGGCACCGACATCAACACCCTGGTGCGCAAGACCTCCGGAGGACTGAGACGAGTTTACACTGAAATCGAAAAACTGAAAAGCACCGAAGCATGACGAAAAGAGCCTACAGCCCTAAAGAAATACTTTTGAAAACCTACAAGACAATCCCCTGGGGCGGGGAGTGGGAACGGTGCTTTGGCACACCGTCGGTCAACGAAGTCTGGTTCATCAGCGGACCAAGCGCCAGCGGGAAGAGCGGATTCGTGATGCAGCTGGCCAAGGAACTCTGCAACTACGGCGTGACGTTGTACATGAGCTACGAGGAAGGCGTCAGCCAGTCATTCAAGCAGCGCGTGGAACGCTTCCACATGAATGAGTGCCAGGGCAAGTTCAGGGTGGTGACCGACGATACTTTCGACGATCTGGTGGAGCGGTTGAAACGCCCCAAGGGTCCCAGCTTCGTGATTGTGGACAGCTTTCAGTATTCACACTGGACCTACGAGCAGGTGGAGCGGCTGCGCGGGATGTTCCCCCGCAAGGGATTCATCTTCGTCTCGCAGGAGAGCAAGGGCCGTCCGATGGGCAAGCCCGCCGAACGGTTGAAGTACATGGCCGGCGTGAAGATACGAGTGGTAGGCTACGAGGCCGTATGCCAGGGGCGTTTCATCCCCGCCCCCGGCACGAAGTTCAAGGTATGGGAGGAAGGGTATATAAAAATCACCAATAACATAGAATGACATGGGAGAAGTGACCAATTTCGCAAGATTCTACAAGGCGTTCAACCGGATGCCTTACCATGGGGAACGCGAAGAGCTGAAGCGCCAGATCGTGCTTCAGTACACATGGAACCGCACCGACAGCCTGCGCGAGATGACCCGCCGGGAATATGACGCCTGCTGTGCGGCACTTGAAAAACTGACCGGGGTCAGCGACCTGCTGCGCAAGCGCCGGAGCCGCGCCCTGCACATGATGCAGCGGATGGGCATCAACACCGCCGACTGGGAGTGTATCAACCGTTTCTGCCTGCATCCGCGCATCGCGGGCAAGCCGTTCGGCCGGATCCGGCTGGAGGAGTTCGACGAACTTGACCGCAAGCTGCGGGCCATCGAGCGCAAGGGCGGACTCACCCCGCGCACCGCCCCTGACAAGCCGGAACCGCCCGTCGCCGCCTACCTGGCCGCGGGACCCTGCGGGGAAGCCTGACAATGTTTCATCCTTTAAAAAGCGATTTCAATATGACAAACCATCACAATGTAGTGGCCGAAAGACTGGCCGATGAGATTGACGAGAAGATATCCGATTTCACCAACGTGGACCGCATATCCATCATGAACGAGTTGCTGGACCGCATTGACGAGAAACTGCGTCAGGCCATGCAGCAGGAGTACAACACTACCGACGATGACTGGGAGTGACCATCAACGACATTATAAACATTCTAAAACTTATCATTATGGCAAGAGTAAAGAAAACAGTGGTAACAGGAGTTACCCGTGAGCAGGCCGAGCAGGCCTTTGCTGAGTACGCAACGTCCGACGCAGCCGTGCAGGGAGTCACCGCACGCATGGACCAGGAAATCACCCGCATCCGCGAGAAGTATGCCGAACGCCTGGCGGAGTACGGCGCGCAGCGCGACAAGGCCTTCGAGGTGTTGCAGGCCTACGCCACCGAGAACAAGGACACCCTCTTCACCAAGCGCAAGAGCGTGGAGAGCGCCCACGGCGTGTTCGGCTTCCGCACCGGCACCCCGAAACTGAAGACCTTGAAGGGCTTCACCTGGGCGGCGGTCACCAACCTTTGCAGGGAGCTGCTCCCCGCCTACATCCGCACCACGGAGGAGACGGCCAAGGACAAGTTGCTGGCCGACCGCGGCAAGGAGGAGGTGGCAGCGCTCTTCCCGAAGATTGGCATCGAGGTGGTGCAGGACGAGACGTTCTTCGTCGAACTGAAGAAGGAAGATGAGATGCCCGGTTCAGCCGTCGCTTCCTGAGTACAGCGTCCGCCGGTTTCGCAACCGCTACCGGGTCATCCGCTGGCAGCGGGACGGCGTCATCTCTGTCGGTGACGCCGTCGGCGAATTCGACACGTTCGAGGAAGCGCGCAAGGAGATGTACCGATTGAACGGATGGAAGTATAAACCCAAAAACAGTGAAAGGATATGAACAAAACAAGCAACCAGATCAAGGTGGACAGACGCTACAAGCATCCCAAGATTACCCTCTGCACCACCTGTCGGGGCTCCGGCGTTTACCGCCACCTCGACGAATTCGAAAGGGAGGAGATATCGGAAGTGTGCCCCGACTGCCAGGGCAGCGGGCGCGTGGTGGTGAGCGGCGTGATCGAGTTCACCGTGCAGCCATACGTGCCGGGCACGTTTGTTTACCGTGATATCACGCGGAAGGTATGAACGCAGAGCCGTCGCTGTTCGGGCCGCAAAGGGTGGCCGTGCAGCTGGAGGAAAGCACGACGCTGGAGTTCCTGAGCTACTGGGTGCAGTATGACAAGCCGATGCCCCTCACCTTCCAGAAGGCGAAGACGCCCGGCATCGTGGCGGTGACCTTCACCATCGACCCCGCCGACTACACGGCCATGGAGTTCATGGAGCGGGCCGTGAGCAAGACCGGAGGCCGGGTGTGGAACCTGACGAAACCTCAGAAATAAGAAGAAGCCCGAAGGATTTCAAGTCTTTCGGGCTCTTTTTATGCGCGAAACGGTGAAAAAGTCTCCGTTTTATTGCAGATTCGCCGTCTTTTTCTTATTTTTGTGGTGAAAACATTCATTATCATACATCCATGAGAAAAAGCGGGAAAATAGTCGGTAGAAGCTACCTTTACAGAGTGGAAGACGTGATTCGCATCTATGACGAGCACAGCCGGTCAGGATTGTCGAACCGCGAGATCCTGCGCCAGTTCATCTGGCCGAAGTACCATATCTGCGAGAAGACGTTCTACAACATCATCAACGCCAGTGCGGAGCCACGTGTCATCGAGGGCCTGCACAACCTCAACGCGCAGCTATCCCTCTTCTAAGACGCCGGTCACGGTGTCCGCCACATTCACCTCGTAGACAGTTTCGTAAACC